CCCTCTTGTACACACTATTATCTGCATATACATGATTCGAACCACTATCTGAATAAGTGATAAACGGAATAGACGGCGGCGAATCGAAATGATCGTATGCAACTGGAATGTTCAATTGTTTTAACAAGCTAAATACTTCGTTAAACTTCATCTTTCGCCAACCTTTCTACTTTTTTCGTGTACCGCTCAATCATGTTCTTCTCAGCTGGCGCTATATGTGGATAAGCCCTCACACGTCCACCACCACGTTTTGCATGACCCTTCTCGAGTAAATGTGTTAACCGATAATGAGGCGCTCTCGCATAGACCACATAAGAAGTGCCGCTTTTTTTGTAGCTGATGCTTTTTTGGTAGTCACCAGTTCGAATTAGATTTTGACTTTTTATATTGGCTTTGACTTCGTTTCTTGTTTCTTTAGCCTCTTCCAATTTTATCTTCTCAAGTCCTCTAGAAACATCTGTCGCATACGTGCTTAGCATGTCTTGAAGTTCCTTATCTAACTGACTTGCTTTAATTGTTCTAGCCACCAGACTGCACCTCACATATCAACTCTAATTCCTCGGCATTCGATTCATATGTCCGAATAATTCGGTAACTAACCCCTTCAAACACAATCTCTTTTTGATTGTTATATTCATACGGTCGGACAACTAAGGTCAATTCAGGCTTCAAACCCGATTGAGCGGCCGCATAAAACTCACTCTGTCGTATGGAGCGTTTTTCACAAAGTATTATTGTTTCCACTTTTTCTGATACGGAATTACCGATATCATCTTGACCCACTTCATAACCAATTAACGTTGCTTCATAATCAAACGCCATCTTGATCACCACTTAATACCAAGTTATGCATTCGCCATTGCAAATGACGAGGCATTGCTGGGCTGTCACGATTGTCATAACGATAATCTGCATAATCGACAATAAAAAGAAGCAACGACTGATTTTTTTCATCAATCGCTACTCCTTGAGTGTGCTCTAATTCATATATGACACTGTCAATTATTGGTTTAAACACATTGTCTCGAACGTCAGACTTAATCCCACGCTTTGCTTTTAGAATATCGAGTGCTTGTTCTTTAAAAAGCTCCACTAGAACAACCTCCTATTCTTCTGGTTCAGGTTCTGGGTCAGGTTCGGGTTCTTCATATGTCCCGACATTAATAATTTCATCAACAGGGTCAATGACTTCTCTGTTTATTTCCTCACGACTAACTTCTACCCCGTCTTCGTATGTTACTTCATACGTCACTTCCGTATAGCCATCTTTACCTTCTTGCACGACCTCTTCTTCGCCTTTTGGTAAATCTTCCGTTTCATTTCGAATTGTTTCGTATTCAACAATGTCTATTTTTTCTGTAACTTCTTCTGTCGTGATTTCAGGCGGCTTAGTAACATTTACCGTTGCCGTGTCCGTGTGGTTACCATCAACTGTTTTAACTGTGATAGTTGCTTTACCTTCACCAATAGCCGTAACCAAACCGCTAGAGTTAACTGTTGCTACTTCATCATTATCTGATTCATAGGTTACTTTTTTATTGGTTGCGTTACTTGGTTCAATCGTTGCGTTTAGTTGTCGTGTTCCGTCAACTTCTAAATTATTTGTTTTAGGCGCAACAGTAACGCTTGTAACCTTGATTGGTAATGTTTTAAAAGCCGGAACGTCTACACGTTCAGACTCTTTTTCGTTTTCAACTCGTACAGCCTGATATGTGCCCTCAACAACTTGTGTATTGGGTTCGATACCAGTAATTGTAAGAGGACTCTCGCCCTCTACAACTAATTTATCATTTTTGTAGATTCTAAACATTGAGTCCTCCTATTCTAAATTGATGACTGCCCCATCAGTCGTGGCTGTAACGTCTGATATTTCAGGGACTGTTATTTTCCCGAATCAGCTTCAGGAGTGAAAGTTACGTAGAAACCTGCATCCTTATCAGTAACCACCACATCAAAACGAGTGAATACAGCTAATAACTCGCCATACACATGGTGATCTACCCATTTGACAGATGCTTGCTTACGGTCAAATAATGTAACGAACGCTTTAGGGTCTCCAATAAACCCAACTAAGTCACCCTCAGATGTGCCAATTACATCATCATCTAACACAACGACTTCTTTTCCGAATAGAGTTTTGCCGCTCTCGGAAGCGATGTTGTCTTGTAGCAAGTAACGTCCGTTATCATCCTTTGTTGTGTCTAACTCATGATATAAAGAAGCGGAAATTACTGCCTTTGGCGCATACGCCTTGCTAATATCTTTGTTGAATACGCCTTTTAGACCATCCAAACCTGTTACGTCTTTAGCTGGTGCAGTTTTTAGCGCAGTAGCAATTTGGGCGTTCTTAGTGTTTAACTCTTGGTTTTGCAATTCTTCGTCAATTAGACCTGTTACATCATAATCTGCATCATCGATTACTTCTTGTGATACTGGAATGTATCCACGGAATGTTTCAATATCGTATGAAATTGGTTCGATTTCTGGGTTAGCTAGTTTTGGATTTTCTTCAAGTTCCGCAACAGAAACCATCTTTCCGCCTGATTTCTTGATTACTGGATACTTGCCTGATCCACGATTTACCTTGCGAACATTTACAAGTTTTGTTAAGTCCAGTACATCTTCAGGTGCTTTTTCTGGCGTTAGTAATTCTTCTGGAATTAATGCCCCACCTTCAACAGTTGTAAAGTCACGTGTAGCACCCTTTGTTTTAACATACTCATTGATACCTGTACGAATTTCTTTTAATTTGTCATTTCCCATATTTGCTCTTTCTCCTTCTGCTGGGTCTTCGCCCGCTGGTTTTTTGTTGTTTAACGCTTCTAATTCCTCTTCAATTGCTTGTATTTCTTCTTCTAGCGTCGACTTTTCTTCTTTTTTGTTCGTTAGACTTTCCTCTAATTCAGTAATCGAATTAGCCACCTCGTCTAACTCGTCCTCGGTTTCAATACCGTCAATTCTTCCCTCGATTTCTTCACGTTCTGCAATGAGTGTTTCTAACTCCGTTTCTAATTCGCTTAGTGCTGTGCGCTTAACATTTAATTTTCCAGCCAATATAATTGGATTAGCCATTGTTTAATCTCTCCTTTAGTTCTTTCTTTTTATTTTCTAATTGTTCTTTTCTGAATTTTTCGACATCTGTTTTTCTAGCTGATATTTCAGTTTGTGGATAAGCTGGGAATACACACGGGCTGACTTCAAATAGTCGCATTTTACGAATTTTGATATTTGTACGTTCGCCCACCTCTTCGTAGTCTTGTTCAATTGGCATGAATCCAAAGGAACACCCAACGACATCTCCACGTTTGATGCGTGCATAAGCATTCATTGCCTCACTATCATCTCGATTGATAATTACTTGCCCATAAAGTCCTTGTTCATCTTTGCGTAACTTCAAGGTGTTGTTCCCAGTTCTCCCAAGAACCAAATTATCATCGTGATTGAATAAACTTCGAATGTCCTCATTCTTTAAACTGTCTTCAACGGACTCTGGTGATACTTGCTCAAATACTCCTGGATATAATTCAGTTTCAGAATTAAATCGAATAAAATACCCTTCTACAATTAACTCATCTTGTTCTGTCACGTCTGCTCTAAATTCTGTTTCCATAAATGATGTACGTTTTTTAATCGGTATCACCCCCTTCCAATTTTCCTTCTTGGTTTAGCTTTTTCTGCTTATCAATATCAGACTGTTTGATGTAGTTTTCCAATACAATTAATTCATTCATCTCTTCATCAGGATCTAAACCAATCCAGTTTCTTAATTCGTTCCTACGCATAGCATTCATCTTGACCATTTCTCCACCCGCTTGGACTAAATCCGTTAAGCTGTAATTGTATAAGCTTCTAGGGTTCATCTTGAAGTACCAATTTTGATTAATAACGATGTCTTTGGTTAAGGTTTGGGCAATAATGTTTCCAATACTCATGATTGTTGACTGAATAAAATTGTTGTACTCATCATTGTTAAACTCTCCTACACCTAATAAAAATGCAGGCACTCCTAAGAGTCCTGCGATGGTACGTTTATCTAATTCAGTTGATTCATTAATAGCTAAATCATTTAACGTTAGTGGTTTAACTTCTTGTACTTCTAATAAGTCTGCAGGAATAACCCACGGTTGCCCTCGTTCAGAAGAACTGATGTACTTATCAAGGATTTTATTTCGTCCTTCTTCAGTCTTAAATTCCTCGGTTAGACCGTCTGCCTTGATGATTAATGAAGGCATATACTTACCTTTCATAAAGGTGTTCTTCGTCTCCTGTGCTTGTTTTAGGTTGCGCACAACGTCTTTTAAAGCCACTTTATACCCTGTCCCTATTTGTGGATTTCGAGGGTCGGGGTTCATTACGAAGTGGACAACTTCTTCAGGTTTATAAGTCTTGTTTCCAAACTCTATCTCATAACTATCTTTTGAATTCTTATAAGAGACTTCGCCCATATTAAATGGTGTTAGATTTTTAATCAGACCCGTTTGACTGTCTACACTGATGTGTGCAACCGAGTTTCCCTCGCCATACAATAGTAAGTCGCGTACAACCTTATAAACCCATGCTTTACGTGTCATGTGTTGGTAAGGTTCAATGTCAATTTTTCGTGACAATGCATTGTTTATTCTCACATCTCCATGTTCTGTGTTTTCCATCAATTGAATTGTCATATCACTTACTAAATTCGCGATTTTGTCTACCGCCATTTGAACCTCTGGACTTTCAGACATTCTGACGTACCCACCATTATAAATGTACCGACTAAATTCATCTGGTGACGATACATATACTTGATTAGAACGTTTACTGAAAAGAGATTTAACTCTTCGAACTAAACTCATTTACTCACCTCCTTCAACTGTTGAGCCACTCTCTGGCTTTCTCGCTCTTATTCATATCTTCTAGCATTTGTACGCTTGCAAAAACAGACGCATCGAATAAGTCAATTCTTGAATGTGCTGTTATTTTTTCATACTGCACCGCATCGTCTACCTTTTCTACTGCATGCACGTTTTCTACACAATACTCATAAGCTTGATTGTGGAGATAGTAAAACTCTTGATTCTTAACTTTGTACTCAATTCTTCTAAAGCCTTCCGACTTTCTGAAGTAAGTCTGAGGTTGGTCAACAATTTTAAATCCAGATGATTTCATTCCGTTATAAAATTCTCGACCAAACTTCCTATCAAATCCAATGATTTTGATATTGAAACCTTTTTTGCGCATCATTTTGAACCAATTGACTACATCATCATATAAAACAGTGGGTGTGTTCGTCATGGTTAAAATTCCATCGTCCTTCCAGCCAAATAGCGGAATATTATCCTCTTCCGCTTTAGTATGTGCCGCAGTTATTGGGAAGAAAGCATGTGATATTACAATGTCGATTTCTCGACCCTCGTGTTCATACTTCCCATACAGTGCGGCCGCGGTTAAGTCATGCATTTTAGACAAGTCCGCTCCGCCATACCAAGTGATCCGTTTTTTCGCCAACTCTTCAATTGTCCAATTAAATTGGCTATCACTTGCAATGAATTCATCTAAATTAAACCAAGACTTCATAGAAGACGTATAAACGTTCAAAGATTTAGATAGAAAATCTTTTCTTTGTTGTGGATCGTTATATGCTTGCTCTGCATCACTTAATATTTCTTCTGGCCTAATTGTTATTCCGTAATTTGGGTTTGCCTTTTCATGTTGTTCTGGACTGAGAAAATCAACTTCTCCTTCTTCGTTTTTTTCAGCCATTGCAATAAATACAAAATACTGTTCATCCGCAACAGTTTTCTCTAATATTTTTTGACAATATTGTAACCTTCTATAGGCAAATGAGTTTACGTTGTCTCCAGCAGTAGTTATCCCAATCATTAGTTTATTTGTATAAGCTTTCATAGCTTCTTTAATGATGTTGTACTGCTTAGGCGTCTTGTAAGCGTGCAATTCATCTGCTATTCCAATGTTACAGTTCAAGGAGTCTTGAGCATCGGGGTTAGCCGCTAATGCTTGAATATATAATGAACCACTACCAAAACTACGACTGATAGAGTGTTCCATGTTATTGTCTAGCACTCTAAAATTCTGCTTTTCCCCCATTTGTTCAAGGTTAAAATCCAAAAAGTTAAATGATTGCATAGATTGTTTTAGCGCAGCACCTACTATATAGACCGTCGAACCAGATTTCCGCTCTAACAACGCTAATCCCCACGACAAAGCAGCGACAAATCGTGTCTTACCATTCTTTCTTGGTAGGTAGATAAACGCCTCTTTATACCTTCTTACTTCCGTTTCTTTATGGAAAAAACCAAGCAAGTTATAAATAATAAACTTTTGCCATGGTTCTAACAAAAAAGGCTCCCCTCTTAGTGGAGAACCATCTAATCGCTCACCTTGATCATGAACGATTGTCCTTTCAATTATTCCAATAACAAAATCAGCATCCATTGTTCTAAATTCGTACTCAGCGTTATTTAAATCATCTAAAAAACGTTGACAAGCTTTTTTAATATAAGTACCAGCTAACTTTTCCCCATCTACAACAGACTGTGCATACTCCATCACTTCTGTTATATAAGTTGTTTTATCCAAGGTTACTTAACACTTCTTCTAATTTTGATTTTGGTTTTTCATCAGCAATCATTCCTTGGATTGATTTTGGATTTAAAACTAATCTATCGGAGTATGTAATAATATCTTTTCTTAAATTTTCCATAATTAAAATTAAAGGTGGTTTCCTACCTGTTTCTAACATATACTTGTCATGTTCTTTTTTATCCAGATCACATTGTTGCAAGGCATCTCGATATTGGACAAGTAAATCGGCATAAATATCAACCATTTGTTCGAATTCAGGTTTGTAAGTGCCTAAACCTTTCATATCATCTATTATTTTGCTTTTGTAAATAGACTTTACATTTTCTCTTGATGATATTCCTGTAACTTTTATTTTATTGTTTTTCTTGCTTTTATTAATAAGTGTTATTATTTTTTTTTCTAACTGTTCACTCGGTGTCGCTTTGCCATTTTCTAGGTGTGACAAGTATTGACGAGTGATTTTTAGTCTTTTTGCTAAGTCGTTTTGCGTTATTTGATTTTCTCTTCTGTACTTTTTTATTTGTTCACCAAATGCCATTCTTGTCGCCTCCTAGTTTACATAGTCAATTTCTAAATATTGGTGGGGAGGGAAAAGTCTCCCCCTTGCCGGTTCCCTGGGTTTTGTTCTATGCTCAGTAACAGGGCGGGGCTATCTATTCTTGTAGAACTCATCGAACTCTCTCTGCCTTTTACGTTGCCAGTACAATCCTCTGCCAATGATCTCATCATTCACCCTGTCATGAAACTTGTTGTGATGATCGCTTGTAATGGGCAATAGGTTCCACGTTACATACTCCAGTTCAGGATATTGTTCTCTTGGGTATATATGATGAACCACTTCTGCGCTGGCTGTCTTGCCATATTGTTTTGTCTCTTGACATTGGTAGTCATACAGCTTGAGAACAACCTGTCTCTTCCTCAGCCACTTCTTCCCCTGATAGAACGTATCTACTCGCTTAGCCATTGTTATCATCCTTATGTATAACAGCACCTATTAATGCAAGCAACAGTACCGCTATGACAGGCAACGTTACAAACATAGTAAGCAACTTACCTATACTCATTAATAGCTCAGCCATTACCACTCCTCCTACTCTCCAATTACTCCGCAGCTACTCGAAAGATACTCGAAAGCTATACATATCGGATCATCTCCGTTTCGTACTCTGAATACTCGACTAACTGGAACCTCTTATGACTTCCAACGAATCCATTATCTTTATGCCACTGGTCTGTCTCGTTCCTTGTAGGCATTTGACGAATAACTAATCCATTCATATCTGCTGTCCACTCGTGGTGTAAATGACCAAC